GGGCCGAAAAAGGCGGGCAAATACCACAACAGCCCCACCGAGCGGATCACGGCGTCCGGGGCGGTCCTCCACTTCGACAGCCAAAAGGAGGCCAGGCGGTATGACTACCTGGCCGCGCTGGAACGGACGGGAAAAATTCGGGACCTACGCCTGCAGGTTGATTTTACCTTGCAAGAGGCATACACGGACACGGAGGGCCGCAGGGTGCGGGCCATCCGGTACAGGGCGGATTTTACATACATGGAGCGGGACCCGGAGGCGGAGGAACTGGCCGCAGGCGTGGGGTTTGACTGCCAAAGCTGGCGGACCGTGGTGGAGGACGTGAAAAGCAGCGCCACCAGGACCAAGGAATATTTACTTAAACGGAAAATGCTGAAAGACAAGCGAGGAATTGATATAACCGAGGTGTAACCATGGGCAAGAGAGCAACGGGGGACTGGCCGGAGCGGGAGGCAATGAAGAACTACCTGCAACAGTATCACGCGGCCAAACAGAAAAAGCAGATCCTGGAGGAACGCCGCCGCACACTGTCCGCTGACCTGCGGGGTCCATCCACCAGCCCGGCATATAAGGCCACGCCATCCGCCAAGCCGGTTTACCCGGACGGGGCGGGCGCCGTTGTTCTCAGGATCGCGGAGGTGGAGGACCGCCTGGAGGAACAGCGGGCGGAAATGGTCAAGGCCGTCCAGAATGTTATGGACATGATTGACCTATTGCCTGCGGGATCCACCGAGCGAACCGTGGTAGAAATGCGGCACATAGACTGTAAACCATGGGACAGGATCGCCAGGGAGATATACATGAGCCGGTCAGCGGTTTTTAATTATTACAACGCCGCGCTGGATATGCTGGCCAAGCATGAGGACAGCGGGAAACTGCTGGGGGATTTTAAGCCCAGGAACAAAGGGGCAAGGAAATAAAATGGCAACGCTGGAAAATGTGGACGCCGTTGGACTTTTGCCTGTGCTAAACTGGTAGCATGGAACTGAAAGGAAATAACGAGGGCCGCCGGGTTGAAACAGACCGGGCGGCCCCGTTGTTTTCCGTGCCATGGGCGCGGTGCCTGCCCCGCGTGGGCTGTGCCCCGTGTACCGACACCGTGGGCCTGCCTCCACGCTGGACCGATGGGACGAAAGGACCGAGAGATCGGCGGCGGCCCGCCCGTTTGGGTCCTCCCTGGCGGTAAATCCTTTGCGGGGCAAGGAAGGCCCGGTATTTTTGTCCATAAAATCAAAAAATTTTGGGCCTGTTACGTTACGCAAAGCCAAAAAGCCGTGAAAAATTATTCCCCCCCTTTAGGGGGGAATAACCGAGCGGGCCGGAACGGGCCAAAATGCGAAACGAGCGAAGGCCGAAAAAGCGAAACCGGCGGGCCTCCACCGCCGGGGCGGGAAAGGAGGCCGCCAACCGTGGCGGATCAGAAAAAACCAACCGCCAAAAAGGCGGAGCCGAAAAAGCCGAAAGAGGAAAAGCCGGAGGTCCTGACCGGCAACGTGCCGGAGTGGTCAAACCCCACGGCAATAGGCAAGCTGCTGGGGAAAAGCGTCCGCAGGATCCAACAGCTGACCCAGGACGGGGTACTGGAAACCGAGATCCCGCCAGGTGGAGGGACACGGAAATACCGGACCTGTGAAACCGTCCAGCGGTATATTACCCACGTCGAGCAAAAGGCCCAGGAAACCGGGGAACGGGGCAAGACGGCGGAGTTAAACCTGAAAAAGCTGGAGGCCGAGGTAAAGCTGAAAGAAAGCCAAGGCCAGCTTGCAAGCCTAAAGGCAGACATAGCAGAGGGCCGATACATCGAAACGGCGGTGGCCACCGAGCAGCTGGCGGAGTTTATGGAAAAGTTCAAGACTTTCGCCATGGATATTCCCAGCCGGGTGGCGGGCACCGTGGCGGGATACACAGACGCCACCACCGCCCGCGCCATCGAGCGGGCCACCCGCAAGGAACTGGAGGATATGCTGGCCCTGTTCGTGGACGCCGCTGTGGTGGAGCCGGAGGTGGAAAAGCGGTGAAAAAATACCGCGTAAAGCGATATGAGACGCCGGGGTGGATCTTCACCGCTGTGGAGATCCTGCGACCACGGGAACACCTGACCGTTTCCAAGTGGGCCGAAAAGTACCGTGTACTGCCGCCCGGAAATGCCATTCCGGGGCCGTGGCGCAACAACGTGACCCCATACCTGGTAGAGATCATGGACACGTTCGACGACGACGTGGTGGAAAAAATTATTTTTGTGAAGCCCACCCAGGTGGGCGGAACGTCCGCCATGGAAAATATGCTGGGTAGCCTAATCGCCCAGGCGCCGGGTCCGGCCATGATCGTGTACCCGTCGGACGACCTGGCGGAGCGCACCGTGGACGCCAAGCTGGAGCCAATGATCAAGGCTTGCAAGGTGCTGGCAGACAAATACAGAGAACACGCCAGCAAAAAGTTACAGCTGAAATTTGGCACCATGACCGTCTACCTGAATGGAGCCAACAGCCCGGCGGACCTGGCAAGCACGAATATACGCTATCTGTTTTTGGATGAAGTGGACAAGTATCCGGGCGCCAGTAAAAAAGAGGCGGACCCCGTTTCCCTGGCCATCGAGCGGACAAAGACATACACCACCAACCGGAAAATTTTCATTACCTCCACCCCAACGCTGAAATCAGGGCATATCTGGAAAGCGAAAGAGGAGGCAGACGCGGAAAAACACTATTTTGTCCCCTGCCCCCACTGTGGCCAGTATATTGAACTGAAATTCGCACAAATCAAATGGCCCAGCAAAGACGACGTGCCGGACAATGCGGAGCGGGCGGAAATGGCCAGCTATGTGTGCCAGGCGTGTGCGTGTGTGATCACGGACCAGGACAAGGGGAAAATGCTGGAGGCGGGCCGGTGGGAATATGTGCGAAAGAACGCGGAACGCCCCAAAAGCGTGGCGTTTTGGATCTCCACCCTGTACTCCCCTTTTACCAGATTTTCCGACATAGCGCGGGAGTTCATGCGGAGCAAGGACGACCCGGAACTGCTGCAGAACTTCACTAATTCGTGGCTGGCAGAGCCGTGGGAGGATACCAGACTGAAAACCAACGCGGATCTGGTCATGGAGCGCCAGACCGAGGTGCCAGCCTGGGAATTGCCGGAGTGGACAAAGCTGCTGACCGGCGGGATCGACGTACAGGAAAATTGCCTGTACTGGACGATCCGGGCCTGGGGCGACTTTATGACCAGCCAAAACGTGGCCCACGGCCAGGCGCTTTCTATGGCGGAGGTGGAGCGGGTCATGAACACCCAGCTTTCCATGCCATCCGGTGAAAAAATGATGGTTGAATTGGCCCTGATGGACAGCGGCGACCAGACAGACGCGGTGTATGAATTTTGCCTGATCAATGCGGAATGGGTGAAGCCATGCAAGGGCGTCCAGACCATGCAGGGGCATTACAAGGTTTCCACCGTGGACAAGGCCGGGAGCCGCGCCAACGGTATGCAGCTGGTCCTGGTGGACGGCGGCAAGTATAAAGACATGATCGCCGCCAGAATGAGGCGCCCGAACGGGCGGGGATCCTGGATGGTACACAAAGACTGTGATCTGGAGTATGCGGAGCAGGTCACGGCGGAACACAAGGTAACAGAGCGGTCCAAGGGCAAGGTGGTCCAGCGGTGGGAAACAAAATCCTCCCACGCGGATAACCATTACCTGGACTGTGAGGTGTACGCGGCGGCAGCGGCGGACGTGCTGGAAGTCCGGTCCCTGTTCCTCCAGAACCAGGAGGAGGGCACAGCGGAGAAACCGCAGGGAAAAGCGGTCCAGCCGCCACGGCAGGAAACCGCGCCAGAGGAAAACTGGATCCGCCAGAACGAAACGGACGGGTGGATCTAACCGGAGGGAACCATGGACGAAACAAAAATGACGCCGGAGGAAATGCTGGCCCAGGTCAACACCGCCATTACAACCGTACTGTGCGGCGGACAGTCATACAAAATCGGCAGCAGGTCCCTGACCCGTGCGGACCTTGCCATGTTGAAATCTATGCGGGACGACCTGGAGGCACAACTGGCCAATGACGAAAGCGGTAAAG